TTGCAAGTAAATACTTCATGCCCGTTTGCTGAGGTGTTACTATGTCCGTTTGAGTGTACGCTAATTAAGACGCTTTCTTTCTCTTTAGCTAGTTGGTTAATTCTTTGAACTCTATCTTTTAAAGATATGTCTGTAGGGTCTGTAGGGTCTACTGTAAATTTTACTTCGTAGTCATTAATACGTAAGCAGGCTGCTATTTCGTTAACTATTCTCCTATTACCTACCCCCTCATAGTACCAACTTCCATCTATTTCAGTTAGAGAACGCTTTCCAGCTGTTTGATAAACTCCGTCTAAAAGTCCACCATGCCCAGCGTCTAGTATAATTCTCATAGTTTCTTTTTAATGTCCGTAAAGGTAGCCTTTCCTTTTTTTATAACGGATAGCAATTTATTAAAATAGAACTCAAAGCCTCTATTCTTGTTAATTGCTCTTATATTTTCGTCAACGCTTAAAGCCTCGATAAAAACGAGTAACACTACGCCAGCCTTAGTTAATAAGTGCTCTATTCCATAAATAGAACCGCCCATTATATACACGTCAATAGGATAAAGTATAATTATTAAAAGCTCATAAAAGAGGATTTTAAAAGCTACTCTACTAAGCTTATGACTAGTTATTTTATTTTTTGTTTTAAATGCCTTGTAAAGTCCTAAAAAAGTATCTATTAATATAGCTAAAGCTATTACTACCATTAAAGGAGCTATAGGCGTTAAAAACACTATTATACTAGTTAAAAAATATCCTATTGCTGTGCTTGTTTTCACTTTTAGCTATTCATTAAAATTTCACATAAAACTTGATAGTTATCAAATATAATTTTTTCGTCTGCAGTTAAAGAGTCATAATTTACTATTACTTGGTTTTCTACTCCGTCTTCTGTAAATTGTACTATTACTCTTTTAGGTATATACTCATCTATATTATACTGAGTTACTGACTGTTTAAGCTCTTTCATTTTTTTTATTTTTATCCTATTAATATATTATTATAAGTATCAGGCGTATTAGTCTGTAAATTAGAAGCTATGTTTAATAAAGTAGTCATTCCCTTACCTTTTAAATTTACTACGTATACATTAGCAAAAACTGCATTAATACCATAAGATGCAGCATCTGCTACCTCCGCATAACAGTCTACAAATTCACTATTACTACTATTGTTATTAAAAGCATTTCCTGGAGTTGCTGTACTTATAGCAGAACATTTTACTACGTTGCCCCTAACAGTATAAGCATTACCAGCTGTAGAATAAGCTAAATTATTATAACCTCTACAGGCTACATTCAAAGCGTTTATTCCATTGCCCGCAGTAGAATATCCGTTACAGCTCAAAGCTCTTCCGTTTCCATGCCCTATAGCTGAACTTGCCGTAGAATACGCTGTACAGTTTGTAATAGTGCCCGTAGAGTAAATTCCATAATTAGCAATAGACTTAGCTACGCAATTAAAAATATATTTTGAACTAGAATTTAACCCTCTATCAGCAGTTGAATAAATATTACAATTATAAACCTCTGCGTCAGTTTGTACGTTTAGCCCGTAGTCTCCATCGTTTCTAAAATAACTATCTCTAATAGTTCCTGTTTGTACTCTATTTTCTTTACTGTCTGAGTGAACATTCACGTTAATAACCTCAAATGTACCATTAAGAAAAAAGCCATAAAGACTACCAGCAACTGCGCCAATTTGTCTAAAATAACCTCCTATTAATTTAGCATTTAAAATATAACAGGTATTACTTCCGTCTTCTGCTATTACATTCACTCCATTTAAAGTAATTTGACTAGAAGAATTAGTAGCAGTTAAACATACTCCTGTAGTACTAGTAGGAGCAGAACTACCAGTTCTTTTTAAAGTACCATTAAATATAGTTACAGTAGATGCTACTCCTCCGTCTGTTAAAGTGTTGTTAGTATCTGCTGTTGAATATTCGTAAGTATGTCCGTTTAAATTTATATTTACTCCGTCTTTTAAAGTAACTACTACAGAAGCTGTTTCTGTGTAATTAGTAAATAATACTATTACATCTCCTGAGGTAGCAGCAGTTATAGCACTGCTTAAGTCTGAATAATAAGTGTAAGTACCTGTAGCATCTGCTATCCCAAAAATACCTCCACCGCCTCCGCCAGCTAAGTCTGCAATATCCTGAGCTGTTGTTTTAGTAGTTACTCCTCCTTGTACTATTGGTAGCTCTTCAGTCCCAGCTAAAGGTGTAGTGGCTGCTGTTAAGTCACTTATTCTCTTGTCTGCCATTGTTTAATTTTTTAATATACTTTCTTAGCTTAATTATGTTAGCTTTTTTTGGCTCGTATTTTCTCATCTTATTATATTACCCAGCCCCCGAAGTCGCTTTGACTACTAGGGTACATATCACCGTTAGAGTTAGAGTTATACTCAGGAAACTTAGCAGTGTTAAAACACATATAGTCTATAAACCTTCTAGTATAGTGCTGTGCTATGTTTCTTTGTTTCTCTATTAAAAAGTCTACTTCGTTCTTGCTTACTGTCTCGCTATTTTCTGAGCCATGTTTATACATTCCTTTATTAGCTATCGTATAACTAGCAAAAGGTAAATATTCTACCATACCCCAATGAATAAGCATCGGTTTTATATACGTTAATAGTAAGCTTTTATAGTCCTCGTTTCCTACATCGTCTAGCGTTCCTGTAGTAATTAACTCTTGTATCTTTTCTAGTAAGTCCGTTCCTAGATAGTTTTGAATATGTGTATCTTGCGCTATTTGTACAAACTGTATAAATAAGTCAGTATCTACGTTACCGTTAAGCGCAGTTTTTTTAACTATGTCGTTTCTTGTTATTAATAGTGCTGTTGCCATTTCTTATCCTTTATAGTTTGGGTGGTGTCCGTTGTTTGGCATATCTTTAGGAGCTATCTTACTCTGCGCTCTACCTCTAGGTCTTGGCATGTAACTTTGAGGAATACTAGCAACTTTCTTAGAGTCGCTTATATCTATGTCCTCTCTATACTGTCCGTTAGTTTTCTTTTTAAGTCTATATAAGTTCTCTTTCCAATAGTGGCCACAGTTAGGCCCTCCCTTAAATTTAAATAAGTCGTAAGGTTGCCCTTTATGTCCGAAAGAATCATTAACTCCTAGTCTACTAGCTTGGTCTATATCCTCTAGTCTGTATACTGTTCCTACTCTTTGCATCATTTGAGCGCAAAAGTCCCTAGACTCGCCACTTGAATACTTTTGAGCATACTCATAACGAACTTTATAAAAAGACTTATCTAATATGCTAAAGCCTGAGGGGTTACTATTAATAACGTCGCTTAACTTTTGTAAAAAGTTTTTTTTCTCTTTTATAAGCCTATTAGCCCACGTTTCTATATCTTCGTTGTCTTCTGAATATTCTCTGCTGTCTACTAACTCCCAGTCTTCGTCTATAGTCTCGCCTTTTAAAAAGTCAAGCATAGCCTCCCCCTGCTCGTCTGTTATCTTACTTAGTTTCTGTTCAGCTTCTTGCTCCTCTTCTTGTTCCTCTTGTTCTATCTCTTCTAGTAAGTTTAGTCTTCTAAAGTATAAATCTAAGCTAATATCGTTAAAAGCTAGAATTTTATCTATTCCGTCTAGCATAGTTTCCTGAAAAGGTTGTATAGTAGCATTATAAAAATAACGTGCTGCTACTTCTATCTCGTCAGCATTTGAGCTAAAGCCTTGATTATCTGTAACTACTCCTACTAACATAGGGCTTATTACTGTATGTCCAATTAATATTTTTTGCTCAGCTTCTTTACTTAAATACTCGTAGTGTGCTGGAGCGTCATTTAAAGGAATATCGTCTACACTTGTTTTGCTTTCTGCGTTATTGTTAAAAGCTACTATTACTTTTTGCCCTCTTGAGCCTGTTAATTTGCTTAGTACTTTTCGGCTTATTTCGTCTTGCTTTTCTTGGTCAGGTACTCCGTTATTAAAGTTAACTACTTTAGTCCCTGAAAAACCATTTTGAACCTCGTTTATTAAGTACTCGCTTATTTCCTCTTCTAAGATAGTGTAAGGAATAGCAGCTAAGTAGTCTATCTCTCCGAAATATTTAACTCCTACAGCATACTCTTTAATACAAAGTATTTCTATTTTCTCTTTAGAAGTAGCAAAAGCAGGATATCTTACAGGAGTATATTTTCTTGTTTCCTCCCAGTTATCACAGTAATAATAGCCCTCTATATCGCCCTCTTCGTTACATTTCTCAGGTCTAATTAAGTTAGTAGGAATATGATAAGCTTTAATTACTTTAGTATGCTTTTCGTCATAGTGTACTTGAAAATGTCCAGCTCCTAGCATTTTTAGCTCCTTGATAACTTTTCGTAAGTCATCAGCACTAAATATAGACTTCATAGCAGCATACTGAGAAGGCTTTCTACTAGCGTCTAAAGCATGAAGCCCACGCCCATAAATTAAACGAGATACGTTGTTTATTACTGCGCTGTTAGTAGTAGAATTTCTAGAACGCTCTATTAAAAAGTCGTAATAGTTGTTATCTTCTCCGTATTCGACCCAGCTGTATCTAGTGTCCTCTATTATCTCAGGCTTTTCATAAGCCGCGAGGTTAAGTATTTTTATATCACTCATAAGTTATATAGTCGTTGTCGCTTGAATAAGTTGTAAACTCGTTATTATTTACGCTAAAGTCTGAAACTGTTTGGTTAGTACAAAATATTTTGTCTTTGTAAACTATCTCAGCCCCGTTTTTTACTTCTATTGTATAAAAGTTATTTTCTTTTAAAGCAACTATTTCATTAATTACTAAATAATATCTATCTATAGTCGGAGTTATTACATAAGTAACAGCTTCGCCTGTTGTCTCACTTGTTAAAGTCATGCTATCCGCTACCAACTCTCTAGGAATTACTCTAAATTCTTGAGCTATCCCTGTCTCTTGCAATATTATCATAACTTATATACGTTTAAGTGCTAATTTGTTTTAAAATAAAAAAGGGTAACTCGAAAGCTACCCTTAAAACAATTAAACTATGAAACTAATTATGGTGTTGGTGTAATTGTAGAACCGTCTCCTAATTGAATATTCATTCCTAAGTCTGCAAGAGTTTGGTCTGAAGTAGCATTAACAAACAAGTGAGGAAGTTTCTCCATAGCTTGAAAAGTTAAGTTATACCCAGCCATATCTCCGAAAGCAGCTCCTGTAACTATAGAACCCCCGTTAACGTCAGCTCCATGCTCATATCCTACTAGGAAATAATTGTTATTATTGTCTTTTACGAAAATTTTAGGCCGTCCCCAAGAAAGTAACTTTACTTCTTTATGAGTAGCTAAGTCTTGCTTCTTTAACATGATGTTTAAAATTGCATCAAAGAAAGTAGTACCGTTCTCTCTACTAGAAGTAATAGCTGTCTCTAGGTTAGAAGTTCCTTTTAATTCGTATTTGTACGCTGTAGGCGTTCCGCCTATTGCTGTAACTTCATCATCCACGCTAAGAGTAATTTGTGTAGAGGGTAAGTCGTCGTAATTTACAAAGTAAATAGCGTCTAGTCCTCCTACATTATCCTTACATGGCTCAAGTCTACCAGCTGAAATATCACATGCCATCTTTTTTAATTTTATAAAAAGGGCAGCGTTAACCGCCCTTTAAGTTAGTAATTCAGTTTATTAGTTAACAGAGTTAACAATTCCGTAAGTAACTACGTCAGCAGCAAAAGCATAGTTTACACCAGCAGTAAAACGCATAATTACTCTTACGTTTTGAGAACCGTCAAGGTCTGCCATGTCTAAAACTTTAACTTCTTGGTGGTCTGACAATAAACCAGTACCAAAATACAAGTTATCGATAGTTGAAAGGATAGCAGTGTCAGCAGACATACCTGGACACATTACCACAGGAATACCGTCGAAGTACAAAGCACCTCCTGTAGTATACCACATGTTACCCTTACCTTCGAATCCGTTAGCTCCTACTCCAGCAGCACCAAAGCCACCTAAAGAACGTACATAAGCTTTAAAGATGTTGTTAGATACATAAAGTCTTACGTCTTCTCTTCCGTAAAGGCTATCAGGCATTGCGTCGATAATTAAACCTAACTGCGCTACTACGTTTGTAGAATCTACAGTAGTACCAGTAACTTCTTGAGCAGCTGGTAACTCAGCATCAAGTGCTAACAAAGTTTCGAATCCGTCAAACTGTCCTGTAGTAGCTGAATCTCCTTGCCATATAGACAATTCATTTCTAGCAGCAGACTTTTCAGCTACATGAGCAATTAAGAAGTCAGCAAAATTCTTAGGCAAGTTATCAAAAGCAGAGTATCCCATTTGAATAGCTTCCCAGTCGCTTCTGAAGTCAGCCTTACATAAAGATAAGTTAATTTGCAAATCCTTTGGCTCAAGAATTTTCTCAGTCAAAGTCAAAGTAGAAGTAGGGTCGAAGTCGCAAGAACCATCTTTAACGATATCGTCTAGTCCTACTCTTTTAAGTACTTCTTTGTACTTAACATTTTGCTTAACAGTAATTAAATTGTTAGCAATAGTTGGCGCTGGTAAAAGCGCAGCAGCTACATACTTCCCAGCGAACTCGCCAGCGTAAGTAGTAGTAATTGATGTTGTTGTTGCCATTTTTTATTTATTTAAAAATTATTATTTGCTTATTAAGTCATATACTTTAGAACGTAGAGAAACTTCTTTTTTGTTAAAAGATATTTGTTCTCTAGTTTGTACATTTTCAGGGTTATGTTTGATAGGCTTAGAAAGTTCTGTTTCCTCTTTTACTTCCTCTTCCATTTCTGCCTCTTCTTTCTCCTCGTCTTTTTTCATGTCTTCTAAAATAGAAGGTATCTCTTCTAAAATTAGCTTTTTAATTTCGCCTATAATTTCGGCTTTATCCTCTTCGCTAATTTTACTAGGAGCTTCCTCTTCAGCAGCGAAGTGAGTTTCTTTAGAAACAGATTCAACTATTTTCTTAGCTACAGGAGTCTCATTAGGATTATCAGAAGCTGCTACTTCCTCTTCTACTACTTCCTCAGCTGCTGGCTCTTCTGCTTCCATTTCTTTCTTTTCGTAAGAAGCTATAATTCCCTCTTCTACTACTTTAAGAATCATGTCATCAGCCATAGCATACTCGCCTACTGGCAAAGGGATACGGTCATCCTCGTTAACAATAAATACAGGCTGTCCAGCTTCGAAAATTTCAGCCTCTAAAGCAGCTTGTCCGTCTGCTGTCATAATTTGCTCTAGTTTTACTTCTACAGCCTTTAAGCCGACTTTCTGAAGTATTGAGTTAATTTGTTCTTTCATTTTACTATACTTTTTTTTATATACGTTTATTAAATAGTTTGTTAGAATTTTAACTCGAAACTCTTACTATAGTTCTAGTAGTGTCCTCGTTTGTAACGTTTGAATTATTAGTACTCGTAATAGGGCTAGAAGTCTCGCTTTCTACTCTTGTAGTGTCCTCATTTGTAACTACTGAAGTATTACCACTTACTAAGCTGCCTATTCCTTGCGCTCCTATAGTTCCGTCGCAGCATTTACGACTATACGTCTTTCCGTCTTTACATAGACAACCTCTATTACCTCCTATTGGACTTGTTTTACTAGGTGTACTCATTTAAAATAAAGTTGGTTTCTGATAGTAAGTTTGTATTAATATTCCTACGTTAGCAGCTGCTATATCTACGTCTACCCCTGAATCATTTCTTAAAGCAAAGTAAAAGCCACCAGTTACGAAAGGGTCATCTACCCCGTTTGTATAAGAAATAAAATTAAATTGCTGTGCGCCCTCGTCTGCTGTTCTAAATACTAGTATCTCACTTCCTATAATACTATCGTCTGCAAAGCGTCTTAAAGAAAGTGCTAAAGTTTGCGTAGCTCCTCCACTTGGTACTATTGTAAAGTTAACTCTAAAATTATGATGTAACCTTTGCCCCTCGTATGCTTTGCCAGTGTAAGGTATAAGAACATGGTCTCCAGCGGCAGCATCTACTCCTGTAAAAGGGTTAATTCTAGTTCCGTTTAAGTCTCCTGTTACAGTTGTAATAGCTACTGAGTTACAATTAGCTTCATTCGCACAGAATCTAATAGTACTGCCTCCATTATATAGTACGTTAATATTTAAAGCCTTTAAAGTAGCCTCATAAGCTGCTATCCAGTCCTGAGCTGTTTGGTCTAAGCTACTGTTAAAACTTGCTAAGTAGTCTACTCCAGCTACGTTTATATTTGCAGTTCCGCTAGTACCTGTTAATGTTAAGTCTATTCCAAAAGCTATATTATACTCGTCGTAAGAAGTAGTACCTCCAGCTACCTTATCAGCATTCGTAAAAAAAGTGAATCCGTTAGCTACATTTCCATCTAGTAAAGTAGTAGGAGCTACGGGTGTATTACTCCATTGAGTAGAACCATGATTAACAGCGTCAGTACTAACTACGTTACCGCTGTCTAATAGTTCGCTCGCTGGGTTAGTTCCGTCAAAGTAATATACTTTGCCGTTATAGAAGTACATTGAACCCTCTTCATTCTTTAATCCTGAAGGGTCGTTAACTATGTCTAGCCTTACATTATAAGCTGTGTTTTTAATATCTCTTGCCATTTTATTTTATTATATTTTTTAGTTGTTTAATAATGTCCTCTTTTACGTCGCTCATTTCTAAGGCTTCTAGTCCTTGGTAAATTCCTTCTATTGAAAAGCCTTTATAGTCTCCAGCTTTTATCTTTTGCCACTCCTCCTCATTGTAAACTTTCATAGTGATAGCCCAACTTCCTACAGGAGCTTCTAATTTATAAAGTGCTGTTTTATCTTTGTCTGTATCTTCTACTATCCAGCTCTCTATTACACTTACTCCTTTAACTGGTCTTTCGTGCTCGCTTGTTACGTTGTTTAAGTTTAGTTTTTTCATAAACAGCTCAGCAGTTTTGTATATCGTTTCTTTAGAGAAATAAATATTAAATTCTTTCTCTTTTATTTTGCGATAAATACGCTTTTCAGGAACTAAAGCAAGTCCTGTAACTATTCGCTTTTCGTCGTCTACTACTTTAAGCTCCATTTTATAACCTGATAAGGCTATAAAGTTCTCTTCTATTGCTGGATTCTCGACAAGTGAAACAGCAAAAACTCCGTCCTCTGTTTCGTCTTCTATAAATAATTCTACTTCCTGTAATTTCATAACTTATTTACGTTTAAAGTGTACTTTGTTGTATTTTGTTTCTTTCAAGTGACTGAGCAGTAGTAACGTCTCCAGCTACTACATAAGCTTGTAAAGGTTGCTGTCCTAACGTCTCTGCTAGTTGGTTAGTCCCTGTATTTCCTACTACGTTAAAAGTAGCTGGTGTACTTACAGCAGTAGGTGGACTTGGAGCAGTAGGAGAAGAAGCACCACCTCCTCCACTACCACTAGCTTGAAACTGTGTAGCAGAAATAGTAGCAATTTGAGCCGCACCTGTAGCAGCAACTATTCCAGCCTTAATAAAGTTAGCTCCAGTTAACGCATCTTGTGGCACTGCTAACTGAGTTATAATACCTTGTGCTGTACTTATTATTGCTTGTCCTATACTTATTGCCTTATTAATATTAAAAGCTCTTCTTTGTGCCTCTTCACTTTCGCCAGCAAAAGCTTTTACTAAATCTGAAATAGCTGTTAAACTTTGTTGTGCTAGTTCTATTTTAGCATTTCTTAAAGCTATCTCTCTTTGTATTTCTGCTTCGGCTAGTTCTTTTTTTACTTTATCTGTCTCTATAGCTGCGTCTCTTATAGTCTCCTCTTTTGCAAGTTCAGCGTCTAAATAAGATTCTATCTCGTCTATCGTTTCTTTTGCTCTTTGTTTCTCCGCTTCTCTTTCTGCTTTCTCTTCAGCCGCCCATTCTTTTTCCCTTTGTGCAAAGTCTTCGTCTATTTTTCTTAAACGCTTATACTCTTCCATTCGAGCTAAGAACTCAGCTAGTGCTTTATCTCTAGCTTCCTTAATAGCAGCTTGTTTGTCTTTCTCGTCTTTTACTTCAAAATCGTTAGCGTCCTCTATTGCTTCAGCCTGAGCAGTTAAACTCTGTATTAATTCAGCGTATCTATTTTGATTCTCTTCTCTTTCTTGTTCTGTTCTTACTTTTGCGTTTTTTGCTACTTCGTTATTTATTTCCTTAGCAGACTCTGAAAAGTCAAGTAAACCAGCTGTAAAGTAATCTCCTACAGCTCCAGCAGAACGAAGTAAGAAGGCATTTGTTTTCTCTAATACGTCTCTTTGGTCTTTGTCTTGTTGTAATAAGGCTTCGCTTGCTTCTTTAGCAGCTAAAGAAATTATCTCTTGCGCTTGTGCTCTAAGCATAGCAGACTTAACATAAGCGTCTGACTTATCTATAAAAGTTTGTTCTGCCTCTTCTAGTGTCTCAGCTTCTCCAATAGTTTTGCCTATAGTTTCGTTGTATTCTTTTAAAGCTTCCTCTTTACTTATTACTCCATCTTTAGCTAAAGCAAAAGTATTTTTCATTTTAGTAACAGTCTCTATAGCTCCTTTGGCTGCTTCCTTAGCCTTGTCTATAGTGCTATTAAGTATTTCTTGCTCTTTACTAACTCCTGTTATCATTCGCTTGAGCTTGTCGAAGTTAGCTATTAAAGCACCTATACCTATAATAATAGCACCTAGTCCTAAAGTAACTAAAGCAGCTTTTAATATCCTAACTGCGTTAGTCATTACACTAGTACCAGTCGCTGCTGTTGTGTTAGCCTTTCCGAAAGATTCAGTTTCAGCAGTTGCCTTAATACTAGCTTCTCCTACTCCAGCTACTCCTGAGGCTTGTCTTTCGGCAGCTACAGCCGACACAGTACTAGTTTCTGCTGTTTCTATATTGCTTTCTGAAAATACCTCGCTTTCTGCTGTACTTATTATTGCTTTCTCTCCTACTCCTGAAATAGCTGCTGCTTGTCTCTCTGCTGCTATTGCGCTTACTGTCGCTGTATCTCCGAAGAATTTATTAGCTAAAGCAGCAAGCTTAGTCTTAGCCTCAGTTATAACTAGCATAGCTGCGCTCTCTTTTTGAAAAGCTACTTGTAACTGAGTAATACCACTAAGAGCAGCTTGAGCAGCCTGAAGCTTAACCATAGTTTCTCTTAACTCCTCGCTCTTAACTCCAGCCATACCCATAACTCCATTAAAAGCAGTAAAGCCAGCTATTACCCCTGTACCTATACCTATAGCACCTTGTAGCCTAAAATTATCGTCAGCTAGTCGCTTAGTTTCGTTTTGTAAGTCAACCATTTGGTCCTTAAGCTGCGCTGCTCTTTGTAAAGCTTGTCTACCTACTGCGCTTTCTCTACCAGCTTGTAAGGCTATAGTTTGATAAGCTTGTATCTGTTTGTTTAAGTCTCTAAAGTTCTTAGGGCTCTTAGCTACTGTAGCATCTAGGTCTTTTAGTTTCTTGTTTACATTGTCCGAACTATTTAATATTTCATCCATAGCTTGAGCTGGCTTCTTAAGTTGCTTTGCGCTCTCATCTGCAGCTTGCCCTACTTCTCTAAGTTCTTTCTCTGTTTCGTTTAAACTAGCGTTAGCCTGTGTGCTATCTACGTTTAACTTTATTGTCTTTTCTATTGCCATGCTTTAAGTCTTAGCTGTTGTTTCTGTTTCTCTTTTATAGTGCTTTCTAGTTTGTACTTTCCTTTAGCTATTTCTATATTTTCGCTAACTCCGTACCACTCATCCATTTGTAGTAAATCAATTATTAGTCTCATAGGTTTATCTTATCTAAGTTCTGTTGTAATAAATATCCTAAGCTCTCAGTTAATAAAAAGCCTTCGCTCCCTGACTGAGTTATTATATAAGGCTCGCTTTTTTGTATATTTCCATCAGCGTCTTTATATTGAATTTCATACTCCGCTGTCCTAGTGTTTCCTGTAGCATTTGGAGCTATTGTAAACTCTACTACTGTCTCTGTATTTTCGTCTGTTATGTCTACAGGGTTAGTAGTTATCCAAGGATAAGGAGCTGCTGGCACTATATTCCATACATCGCCCTTAAAAGGTTTAATAGGTTTAATAGGAACGCTTATAAGTCCTCCGTCTATAGGGATAACAATAGGTAAAACAGGAATAGTTCTAGGCTCTGTCACTATGTCAGTAATCAACTCTAGCGTAACTTTGCCAGTAGTTAACTGAGACTTCATTAAGTTAATTCTGTACTTCTTATCTCTTATAATTAAAGCATCGTTTAATTGAATATCATTTAACAGCCTTAAAGGTAAGTTAGTTTCTACTGTAACTAGTCTAGTCTTATCTGCAAATAAGTTTTGTAAATATGCTCTATAATAAGTATTATATAAAGAGTTATAAACAGGCTCTAAAGTTAGCGAGCTTATTTCCTCGTTAAAGTTAATTGAATAGTCCGAAGCATTATAAAATATTTCTTGTCCAAAGGGCGCATAAGTTGTTATCTCTTCAGGTGTTACTCCGTCAGTCAAATAAAAGCTTACTGTTTTACTATCATATAAATACAGCATAACAGGAGCTGGAATATAAGGCTTATAGTCAGGCTGTGTCTCTAGTGAATAGCTTACTTGTAAGTCTACGTTATCAAATTTCTGAAATAGTAAAGTCTCAAAAGGTAAGTCTATTTTAAAGTCTCCTCCGTCATATCCAAAATAGTTTCTTAGCGTTCCATACTGTCTATTATTAATTTCCTTATACGCTTCATTTAAGAAAGCTTTACTTTCTACCCAGTTAAACTCTATGTTATCGTATAGCTTAGGTCTATCTATTTTTATTTTAGTAACGTCTGTATATTGCGTTATGTCTATCTCTTCCCCGTAAGCGTACCAGCTTTCTAAGGGCTCTATTTGAAAAGTTAACTCATCTGTAGGATAACAAGTTAAGTTAAACATTCTTAGCACTCCTGAAAAGTACTCGCTTACTAACATATCAGGAGCAGACAAAGCAAAGTTTAAGTTACTACTCATTACATTACCTAGTGTTTCAAACTGGCACTCGTACTCTGCTACCTCAGGAACTCCAGCTCCTCCATCGTCAAATAAATAACCAGCACTAAACTTATAGTTAATAAAGAAGTCAAAATTAACAGGAGTACCCTCTGCTCTTACTTGAAAAGTATATATATCGTTAAGCCCTGGCACGTTAGCAACAGAGTTAACAGCATTAAACAAAGTATCTCCTGAAGCTTGTATACTGTTTATTACTACTCCGTTTCTTATTATATCTAAGTAATAAGTATCGCTTGTACTAGTGTTACCTATATAAATATTGATGCTGTGAAAAGCATCTCCTAACCAGTTTATCCAGTTAGGAGGAGTAGTTACATTATTTAAGTTAACATAGTTAAACCTTACTTCGTTTGTAAATATACCAGCGTTCTGTCCGTTAAACTCACTTATACAAGTAACAGCGGTAGGATTAAACTCTAAAGCTAAAGCTTCTGTATTATAAGTAGGGTCTTCTGCATTTTTCCACCATGTATAAAGTTTCTTGAATTTGTTGTCCTCTAAAAAGTTGCCTGTAAAAGTAACTCCGTAAGTGTCCTCTATTGCTTCGATAACTTTAGCCACTCTTACCGCTGGCTGTAGCTCTGTATAATTAATAGCGTATGCTGACAAGTCTATCCCTGAGCCGTCGTTATAAGTCCAAACTCTCTCACTAGATATTAAAGGGAAGCGAACGTCTTCTAAAGCTGTTGACGTTATACTGTCTCTTACATTTGCATAGCTATATTCAAAGCTTATATTATAGTCTAAGTCTCTTAGTTTGTCATCTCCGAATAAGTCCTTAAGTGTTACTATATCGCCATAAAAAGTTATTACATAGTGCTGTACTTGTCCGTCGTTTAATTCAGCTCCCTCTAGTTGTATCTTACCTCTTCTAAAAGGTGTATAGTTTATTTCTATTCTCGCTGGCTGTCTAGTCTTAGCTATAAAGCCGTCCTCTAAGTCATTTTGATAGTAGTACTTAAATACTTCGTTATTTCTAGGAGAAGCTGGTACTGTGAACTGCTGAGAAAAGTCAGTAAATACTTTAGCAATGTCGTTTATGTTTTGAACGCTAGAACTTACCTCTATATTCTCATCGTCGAATAAGTCTATTATCTCATCGTTAATATATATCTGTACTTGTCTCATTAAATAACATAGTTAAGCTGGTTATGACTGTACTCAAACTCTACTCTGTAGTTTATTAGTTTCTCGTTTATATGCTCTTGTAATAATACGCTTTGAGTTCTTAATTTAACAGGCTCATCGTTTAACATTATCTTCTCACTAAGTAACATTGCTTTCATTACGTCTTTATAGCTCTCAGGTACAAAGCCAGTATTACAAGTAATAGACTTAATAGCGTTCCTATTAAATACTTGTCTTCTGTTCTCGTAAATATCGTAGTTAATATTCTCACTCATGAAATGATACTCAGTTCCTGTAGCTTCAAAGTTACTTTGGCTAGCCTTAAAGAATATTATCTGTTGCCATACTCCGTATTGATTAATAAAGTCGCATACTATAGGCGTATATTTAGGCTCACAAATAGGCTCAAAGTAATAAGTCCTAACAGGAGCTCCAGCTTCGTATATATCTACTTGGTTAGTTACTCCTATATGGCTAGGATGTATATAAGGGACAAAGTTAACTCCATTATTTAAGCTTATACTATCCGTATTATTGTAAACAGCTAAAGTTAAACTACCTGAAACATTATGATAGTAAATTCCTCCTCCGTTTCCTGTTTCCTGTACATAATAAGTAGCTTCGTCTAAAAATATATGGCTGTCTGTTATTCCGCTTGTATCTCCTAAACTTGGGTTATATCCTTGCTCGTAATATCCGAAGCCGTCAAAAGCTACATAGTCAGTACTAGTGTCTTGTACCTCGTTTACATAAATAATAACTCTCAAGTTAACATACTCACTATTACCAGCTGCTGTCTCTACTGAAGCACTAGTAAACTTTTGAAAAGAAATGTACTCTCTACAATAAGGGCTAACATCAAAGTAAGCAGTATCAGCTATTGAACTAGGTATTACTTTACTTAGTGTATAAGTAGGAGTACTAGGTACTGAGTCGGGGTTATTGTATAAATATAGTTCCGCTTTTACTACGTCTGAAACTGTAGCTGTTTTACTTACTATGTAAGGACTTCTTACAAATATACTAGTTGCCATTTGTTATATTCTTTGTTGTATCGTTTAAAAATTTCTCTATGTCAAAGCCAAACTTATTTAATAAGTCTTCAGGCAACCTTTTAAAAGCTGCTTCAAATGGCTTAGTAAAGAATAAGCTAGGCTTTATTCCTTTTTTAAATACGCTCCTAGCTATCATATACTGTAAGCTCTTTCTACTTACAAATTTTCCCTCTTTATCTCTTATCCCCTCAAGTCCTTTCTTAACTATCCACTTATCGAAAGCTTTAGGAGGAGGCATCTTAGTTTTATAACTGAAAGGTGTGTTATAAGTCTGTTCTACTCCGCTTACTCCTTGGTCCTGAAACTTACCGTAAGCCTCCATTAAGAACTCAAAGGATATACTGTTTTTCATTATCCTTAAGTTAAAGTCTAAGCTATTGTAAAGTTGTTTACTTGAGTTCTTTCCTTTCTTAGTTAAGTTCTGCCTACTAGCTTTAATAACAGCCTTAGCAAATTTGCTTAATTCTATTTTTACCTCATCCCCTAACATATAGTCATATCGTTAGGAATTAATATATCAAAAGTAACAGCCCAGCCAGCTAGATAGTTTTCAAAGCGTTCAGTAAAAGGCTCTATAGTAGGGTCTCCGTCTATTCTAAAAGTTATTACATTCTCTCCTCTGTCAAATATTTCAAGCATACGTAACACTACTGCTAACTGAGTATTAAGTACGTCTTGTTCGTTATCGTTGCCTCTGAATATATTTGTAGTTTCCTCTTTTGACTTGTCTACTATATCCATGCACATAACAGTAACATTAAAACGAAGTACGCTACTTTCTCTAGTTACATTATTAACCATAATATGAGACAAAGGGAATATAGTCTGTTTGCTTAAGTCAACTTCGAATATATCTCCCTCTGTTACTGTATTAACAAAAGTATCTAGTTCTAACTGCTCCTTAATAGTTGTTAGTATGTTATAGTATCCTGTCATCTTTTAAAGCTTTTCTTTATTTCGTTTGTTTCTATTTTATTCTTTTCAGTTTCAAAGGTTAAATAGGTAAAGGCTGTAGCAATTGGTAATCTAGTGACTTCTTCAAAGTGTCTAATGTTTCCTCCAGCGAGTTGATAAATTGAAGAGTACCATCCCCATCTTTTTCCAAACTGGGCGCGTGCTGAGTAATCTCCTTCGCCTGTTTGTGTAAATAATTCGGCAAAGCTCTCAGTAATTCGCTGCCTAAATTGTAAAAAAAAACCTGTGCACCTAGCACTGCATTCAAAGGCATGAACTTCATTACCTCACAAAACTGGTTAGTGCCCTCGTACTCTGTTATAGTGTATTCCTCTTTTATTTTGTTTGCTATAGGTCTAAATAAAACGCTCATAGCTCTATGCATTTCGTCCCAGTCTCCTATATACTTGTCTAAGTCTACATACTCCCCAAAAGTAATAGCATCTAGTTTAGGTATAAAGCCGAATTTAACGCCCTCAAGCTCGAACTGTCTTACTAGTTCCTTGTCCTGAATAAACAAGTTATCTAAGTGAAGACATATCTCGTCTATTGACTTCTTTTGTATTAGTGCTACTTTCTCTATAGGAATAACGCAAAAGTGCTGGACCATAACAGCCTTTAGTTCGTCCTCTTCTAAGTCCTTAGCAGCGTTTAAAAAGCATTGATACTGATATAGAGTTATCTCGCTTAAGTCTTCAGGAACTTTAATTTTTACTTCCATAATTTATATACGTTTAATTATTCTTTTGTATTAAGTCGGCAGTGAGGAGGGTAGCTAGTTAACTTAGCTTCTATGCTCTCAACATTTGCCCCTCCTCATGTAACTGAGTTAACCTACCTTTTATCTTATGTGATATTCTCCCCTATGTGCATTCTCTAACTGATAACTAACAGCATAGCGTAAAGCATCTATAGCGTGGTTAAACTTATCTATAGGAGTATTACTTTTTTTTTCTAGCCAGCTGTAGTTGTTTAGTTCCTTGATTAAGTCCGTACTTTCAGGGTCTATTATTAAGTCGAAGTCTTGTAACAAAGCTATCCCGAAAGTAACAGAGCCCTGTCCTTTAATAGTTGGCACTATGTTATTAACTGCGCTTAGTTCAGTAATTAGTCTAGGCTCTGCGCTATCTGCTACTATTAAATTCTTTTTAGCGAAGCGTATGTTTAACTCTGCTATCTGTGACGTTGTTAAGCCTTGCTTATAGTAGTGTAATTTAATATATATTTTCTTTCCGCTTTTATCTATGCTTGTTTCTACTAAAGTAGTAGGGTCTGCACTAAAGCCAAAGTCTTGTCCGAATACGCTAGTACTTACCTGTTTGAATTGTCCTATAGTCCAGTTATTAAATACTACTCCCTCTGCTTTGTCTAACCAGCCTCCTAATATTTGGTGCTTAAACTTCTCAGGTCTACGCTGTTTAATGTTTTCTATTTGATTAAGATAGCTTTCGCTTAAGTTGTCTATATTATCTAAGTAAGTAGTATGTATGTATGTAGTATCCTCTTTTTTATCGTTAGTGCTTTCTTGCACTCCCCTAGCTTCAAAGAACCTTTGATAGATAAAGTGCTCTTTAGTTGTTGGGTTCATTATAAGTATTACTCTATTTCGTATTCCCTTAGCTCTTACTGATAAGTCTATTTTGTCAAAAGTGTCCTCGTCTGTTAATTCCTCTGCTTCGTCTAGTACCCAAGTAGTAACCCCTTGTAAAGACTTTAAGTTAGCTGTCTGGTCTCCTGAACTTGTTTTAATACCTCTAAATAATATTCTACTGTTAGTAGCTAAGTTTATTATCTCGTCTTTTGTAACATGAAATAAGTCTTGCATATTTAGGAGCTCTATTTTCTCCAAAAATTCGGGTATAATAGATACACTAGCTGAACGCAAAGTATAACGAGTAAAAAGAATAACATGACCCTGCTGTTGAGTTAATAAACATAGTAAAGTTGAAATAGCAAATGACTTACCTGAGCCTCTTCCACCAGTTACAATATAGTAGCGAGAATCAGAATCAAAAACTAAGTATTTTTCATTTATCACCCCTTAGACGTTTAATAGTCTCTTCAAAGTCAAAGTTTGTAGATAGCTCCCCTTTTACTTCTGTTTCCGTTTTCTTAGGAACGAAGTACTGAGCATACTTAGCAAACAACTCTAAGTACTTACTAGGACTTTCCTTAAGCACTTTTGAAAAGGCGTCTTCTATGTTAGGAACTTGCCCCTCTAAAGTTTCTATAAATATTTCTCTCGCTTCTTTGCTTAATTTGTTGTCTGCTCCTTTCGGTCTACCCTTTCCTAATTTATGTCCTTTTTCAAATGGCATCCTTATATTATTTTATATTATTATAATATGTTTCTTACTTATTTTTATTGTCTGATATTAAATAGTAAAGAACAGCATAAATAGCGAAGAGAATAGCTGTACTGCATTTCTCTTGAGCGTTGTATATTAAGCTCATTGTAAAGAAAGCTAGTACTACTGTTCTATTAAAAGTTTTACTATTTATTATTAAGTCTAGTTGTTTCATTACTTGTTTCATGTTTATTTAGTTTACGTTTTTTAATATGTTGTATTTTTCCTCTTCTATTTCTATTACTTCTGCGTTTAATTCTTCATCATCTTCTATGTCATCTACAAAACTTATTATATAGTTTCCTCCTTTAACGAAGTTTAATATTTCCTCTATTAATTCGTTACTTATTCCTCTTTTGAGTTTAACGTAGTAGTATATCACTTGTAATAAGTATAGAAGGTTTCTAATTTATTTAGCACCCCTTTAAAACATGGACCGCAGCTAGTAGGCTTAAAGTCGTAGTGTAATACTCTATTATATATCTTAATTAGTTGCTTTTGTTCTTCAGGCTTAATCATTGTTTTAGGCTTACTAAAGAAGTATCTTAAATAGTTGTATTCGTCTTCCTCTAAGCATTCAGGCTTATTATAAGGAAATAATTTATTTAGTTTCTCTTTTCTATCGTCGCATCCGCAGTCATCCCCAGCAATAAACTTAACTAGTTTTTTTATTCCTGTTGCTTCTGTTACTTTCTCTATAGTGTCCCCTAAGCCCTCTAAAGTTTCCTCGTTTGCCTCTTCAAAATTAGCTTTCCATTCTTTGTATTCCTTAGTTCTTTTGTCTAAATTCTCGTAATATTCTTTACTCTTCTCCATTGTATTCCATTTTAATTCCGTATACAGACCTTTTAGGTATAAACGGACTAGTTATTAATTTACGTTCTCTATATTCGGTTAAACCTATTCTAGTGTATATCTCTTTACTTAACATTATCTCCTCGTATTTAGGATAAGTATCTATAAAGTTATCTAATATACTAAAAGCTTTAGTTTTTGTCATAGTATTTCCTTTCTTATATTGTATTGCTCTAACAAGTCAGTAATAAGCTCGTAAACTTCTGTTACTCCTTCGTACATTCCTGTAAGCCTCTCTTCTGATACTTCTAAGCTTTCTATTTTATTGTAAACCTCAGCTCTCCTGTTTATATACAAGTCCCAAAGCATTAAAGCCATATCGTTACTCTTAATAGCTCTTTGAAAAGCTTTATAGTCGTTTTCGTCTTTTAAGTTATATGTTAATTCAGCTGTGCTCATATTTTCTCATAGTCCTCGTTTATATAGTCTTCGTAGTCTTCGCCTACAGCTTCCTTAATACGTTCTTTACAAGTCTTAATAGTGTGAAAGATACTAGCTAAGCTTATTTTAGTTTCTTTTGCTAGTTGTCTCATTGTTCTATCTTCAGTGTATAATTGCCATAGCATTTTATCGTACCAGTGCCAGTCTTTTACTTCGTTGTCTATTCTTTTGTAAATAGTTTCTATTTCCTCTTTTCCCTCGTCCTCTGAATACTTTAAAAAAATACAGTCTTCTAAATCTACTTTGAATATATTACTTTTCTTTCTATGTAGGTCAAAAGTCATGTTTCTTAATACATAATATACGAAAGTATCAATAGTTTGTTCTTTGAGTTCTATTTTAGATAGCTTAAGATACATTTCTTGTACTATGTCCTCTGAATAGTCGCCCCCTCCTAACTTGTTAACTATGTTAACCCATTTGCTATGCTTCTTATATAATTTAGATAACATGAGGCAAATATAAAATTATTCTTTTATTATTTCTCCTAACTTCATTAAACTGCTATCTGTTAGTCCTATTTTATTACTCATATAGTTAAGCACCTGAGCGGGATGCATACCCGCCCTAGATGCTAGCTTTGAATAACTTACTTTATTCTTTACACAATAACGAACTATTAAGCGTTTAGTTTCCTCTCTTAAGTTTGCTAAGTCCTCTGCTTCCATAATTAAAAAGGTAAATCATCTTCTATTAAAGGCTCTTTTTTAGTTTCCTCTTTTGGCTTAAAAGTGTCTTTAACTCCGTAAGGCTTGCCGCTTTTACCTACTAGTAAACTTATGTTTACCCAGCCTTTGTCTTGGTGGTCTTTCATCCACTTAGTAAAGTCCTCAACTTTTATACTAACATTGCATAATACAAAGTCAGGAGCATTCTCTGCTCTTTTTACTATTAGTCCGTCTGTAAATGTTTTTTCTGTCATTTTATCTATTTTAAATTGTTACTTTATTTAAACTTTCTTGAAGCATATTGTAATATTCTCGACACTCCTCAACTCTTTGCTTCATTTCGTTAATAGTGTCCTCGTTGTATTCTACTTCAAATATTTTAACTCTTAAGTTCTCAGGTATTCTATCGTATTGCATTTTGTCCCTAACTTTCTGCTCTATTTCTAAAGCTTGCTCGTCTGTTGGGTCTATAGCTTTTAGTTTCCATGTTTCCCTCCTTATTTCGTCTTGAATAGCATCTTCTGTATGATTAACTAAACAGTAAGCTACATAGCCTTTTTTAAGTCCAGTCAAGTCCATATAAGCTAGAACCTGGTAAAGATAATCTTTAGTAGGTAACTCACTTTCAAAGAAAGGGAATGTAGTAGCGTCCCAGCTAGTTTTAATATCTATAATAGCCTCATCAGTAACTATATCAGGAGTTCCTATAAAGTGCTCGTTTTTATATTTCTTTTCGTTTTTAAATACTCCAAAATGTCCGCTAACTTTTGAAAAGAATAATATACTATCTTCCTCCTGGTTAGTACCTCTTTCAGTGTATCTATTTGAGAAGTCTTTTTTAATTCCAAACTCATTAAATAAAAGTTGCTCTTCTACTGAAGTCTTAGCTGTTTTGCTTAATAGTTCTGATTTGCTTCTAGCGTTAGTCATTATTTTACCAACGGACGAAGCATGGCAAAGATATTGTTTCATTGTTCTACGCTTTTAAGTTGTTCTTTAGTTAATTCAAACTTTTCTATAAGTTCCTCTTTTGTGTAAGTGCCCTCAGCAATAGCTTGAACTGCTTTATTAAACTGAGCATCTGTTAAAGTAGTTTTTTTAACTTTTTTAACTTGCTCGCCTGAAGCATCATTATCTACATCAGTAACAAGTCCCAAACTGCTACTCAAAGCGTAGCGACGAAAATAAGAACAACCAGCACCGAAGCTCTGATAGTCATTCATTCCTTTTAAAGCTACTTCAGGAATAGATACATTACTTATTAATTGTTCTCCACTTTCTACATGAAATATAACAGTCTCTAAATAAGTTACTCCCTCTTTACTTTGTAGGTTTTGCATAAAGCCTAAGCCATGCTTTTTTAATAGTGGGTTAATTTTCTCAAAGATAGTAGGCAAATCAGCGTAAGAATAGCCATAGCCTTTAGTTCCTTTGTGAATAGTCGGCACTTCTTGTTGGAAGTCCGCTATTGCTTTAAATAAATTTCTCATAGTTTAATTGTTTTTGTTTTTTAAATCCTGTTTGGTTATCAATTGTACTTGTAATCCTTTTTCTTTTAATTTTTTGTAATGTTTTAAAGATGTTGTTTTTATCATGTTTATTGTTTTTGTATATACAAATATATATAATAATTTAATACAAATTACATTTTTTTATATTTTTTTATTAATTCTTTTATTTCGTCTATAGTTAGTTTAAGTGGCTCGTGGTCTTTACGCTCTAAAAATTCTACTCTCTCTATTCCTATTCTGTTTATTAATTCTATTCTATAGTTTACTAAGTTTCCACTGAAATAAGAGTTACAGCGTTCGCATTGTTTGTGTACGTTGTCTTCATTAAAACGAAGCTCAGGAGTACTGCCTACGCTCATATAGTGGCCAGCGTTCATCTTTCCATTATACGTTCCGCAGCTTATACATTTCCTATCCTGGTCTCTTCTTCTTATGTAAGAATTAAAAGTACGTTGTAATAAGTTTAAATAGTCTGTTCTAGTTAGTAGTTTCTCTTTTAGTTCTTTCTTTCTCTTTTGCCACTCTTTACGCTTTTGTAGGTTAACGTATTCGTAGCCACATTTAGCAGAGCAAACTAGCTGTAAGTTTCTAACTGGTGTAAATTTTTCTTTGCAAATCTTACATTTTTTAGCTCTCATATAAAAAATTCTTTTAAGGGTATTAATACAGCTTTACTTGTATTGTCATCTCCCATTTCTTTAATATTTCCTTTTTTATAATATATTCTAGCTATCTCTTTTAATTTGTTAGCTTCAATCATTAAAATATATTTGTCTTCATACTCTCCACTAAAAATAATTGCCCACCATTCAGCTGTACTTTTTGCTATTCCTGAGGGTTTACCTCTACTTTCAAATTCAATAGCTATATTTCCGCTTTTATGTATCCAGCTATCCCTTTTTACTTCAATAGTTTTAAAGTTAAGAATATCGTTTAAAAGCTTTTCGCCTATTTGTCCTACTTCTAAATCGTGTCTAAAATCTGAGCAGAAATTCATAATAATTCCTTAAGCTCCTCTACTTGTTGTTTAAGTTTTTCTATTTCTACGTCCTTTTGTAAAATAGCCAGCGTTAAGTCAGAAGTACGCCCTGTTATATGATTCATACTTAAATCTAATTCTATTAAGAATTTAGCAGTATTTATTAAGTCCTCTTTTAGTTCTTTGTTTTTTGTATCTTTTATTGCTAGTCTTATAGACCTTTTAGCGAGTATGTAGTCTATTAAATAGTCCATATCAATCAATTTCTAAAGGTTCAACAATTTTAAAATATTCACTTCTCTTAATTACGTCTACTCCGTCAATTAAAAAGCCCTTTCCAAAATTATAATTTAAAAATAAAGGCTTCTCAAAAAACGTAGGCTTTCCTCCTGTATCAGTATCTTTTATTTTTACTACTTCTAATAGTGTAAACATCCATAGCTGCTCATGACTAATAAGCCTATGAATTACTATAAAGTCGTCTGCTTTATTTGCAAAAGCCTTACCGCCTTCAATATCACTTTTTAAAGGTATTCTTACTTGTCCGTTCCATTCGTGCTCTTTTGGATAAGTAGCAGAAAGCCTACCTGTAGCAGAAACTGGATGAGCATTAATAAATATTGAATAGTTACTTTGCTTAGTTATTAACTTTAGTTCGTTTAAAACGTCGTAGTTACTAGAATAAGTTAACTGAGTTTTTAAAGCGTTAAAAGGGTCTATAAGTAAACAGTCTGCGCCACTTTTTAAGAATAAGTCTGTTACCTCTTTTATTTCGTATCTCCTAGTATTGTCAATAAAAGTAAAATAGTTCTCTAGCTTAACTTCAGCTCGTCTTATTTCTTTGTGTGTTAACTCCATAAACTTTTTAGCTGTGTACATTTGTATTAAGTCTCTCATTACTTTGCCACAACTATTTTCATCCATGAATAAACAAAATTTTAAATTATGATTTGTAGCTAGTGCCAGGAAGTACCAAAGTTGAAAGTAGCTTTTTCCTACGTTGTCATGTCCTAAAAAGATATTAAGCTGGTTATGTTTATAAACTAAGTGCTCGTCAAGTCTACAGCCTAATTTAAGTCCGAAAGTTATATTTCCGTCTCTATAGTCTTTTAAGAATTGTGTAGAATGTCCGTTATTTAATATCATAGTTATATTTTTTAGCTTCGTCTCTTAGTCTAGTTGTTATGTCCTCTTTTTTGCCTTGCTCTCCGTACTTACGTTTTAGCCAGTTAAGAGAGGTCAAATATAAACTTTTAAAATTCTTGTTTTTCTTATAGTTTTCTATTTCGTCTAGTGTGCTGTCTATTTGTGCCGTAGTGTAATTTTCTTTTAGTTTCTCTATTTCGTCGTTTGTTATAGACAAATGAGCGAAGCTCCTATATATATTATTTATTACATTAACATTTACATTATCATTATCATTATCAGGTTTTTTAGGTTTTAAAATAACCTGCTGGGTTTTTTGGGTTTTAGGCCTTCCACCTTTTAACCCGTTTAACCTACTCCTTTCTGCTCTATTTTCGTAAGTTTTTAAGTCCCTTTTTAATTGCTGTTTAATAGGTTCAAATACTAAGTCTATAAGAACGTCTTTAGGCTCGGGGTCTTTGTCATTAACATATCTTAAAATATGCTTAAATAATTCTCCAGCTTGTTCGTTAGATAATTTTTCTATTGTGTAAATAAGGTCACAATAAAGCACAAAACTCTTTTTATCTTTTGCCATAGTTTAAATTCTTAAATAGTTAATTTTAATTTTCTTTTTTAATTCGCTTTCAATATCAATTTGATAATGTTCAGCAATATTAAGACAAACTAAAACTATATCTGCTAATTCCTCTTTAAAATTATCCATGTTATCAAACTCTAAAGATTCCTCAAATTCAGAAACCTCTTCATATAACTTATCAATAAATTCAAATAAGGTAGTAGAGGGGGATATTAACCCCCTTTTTACTGTGCTATCGTAATTTGTTTTTATTATTTGTTTCATTTTAAAAAAGTTTTAAATCTTCATATTCAGAAAATTTTCTTTTTTTAGCAAGTTTCAAGTTTTCAATAGCTTGATTATAATAACTATCTTTTAACTCTATACCAATAGCTTTACGTCCTAAAGATACTGGACTATAAACCTCACTACCTACACCCATAAACGGAGTTAAAACAACTTCACTCTCGTTAGTGTACATTTCTACTATTCTATCAATTACGTCTAATTGCAAGGGGTGTACGTGTTTCTCATCGTCTTCTGTTTTACTTTCTCGATATGGTAAAACATTGTCTATACGAACGTCATCCCATACAGCAGAGGCGTAACGCTGCCAAATATAATGACTTAATTTATTGCTTTTAGGGTCTTCATGGTATTTATACTTTGAGTTCAAATGCTCCCAAAGTTGCTCCTCGTTAAATCCGTCGTTAGTTGCATTATTCCACGCTTGTAAAATGTTAGGTAAAACTGGTGTAGCTCCGTGGTATCTTTTTAGCCCTTGAGGGTGTATTACTGGTACTTCGTTTTCGTCTTTCTTTGTAAATATTAGCATATAGTCAGGCATAGCTGTAAAACATTTAGTCATATCTTCAACTACAAACTTATGCATTAAACTTTGTACCATTGTACGCATACGAACTTTTAACGGTTCTTTCCATATGGTTATACGGTTTCTATACTCAAAACCATGCTTTTCATGTAGTCTAATAATCTCGTGAGGAAAGTCCCAAAGGCGCGAAGTATTATCAAATACATCCGTACAATGTACAGCGTTTATACGCCCTTTCTTTGTTACCCTAGACATTTGCTCGATTAAAAAATCGTATTGCTCTAAAAATTCTTCCTTACTTTCGCAGTTGCTAAAATCGTTAGGACTACTTGAGTAGTTGTATAAACCCGCAAAAGGAGGAGAATAAACCGATAAATCAATACTCTCATCTTTAAGCGTTGGTAATACGTGCATACAATCTCCGTTATAAATTGCATAATCATCTGTTAAAACTTGTTCTTTTACTTTCATTTTATATAAATTTTGGTGTTTCTATTTGTTTATTAAATTCTTTTGTTTTATGAGTAAAGTCTGCGTTTACATTTTCTACTAAATTTTGATATAGCTGTATTGCTTTCTCGGTCTTTTGTTGTAGTGCTTCTATTACTCTAGTTTGACCGTCAGAAATAACCATATCAATAGTTACGTCTTGTTTCTGCCCAAATCTCCAAAAACGTCTAATTGCTTGGTAATATTGTTCGTAACTCCATGTAGGAAAAAATACAGAGTGGTTACAATGTTGCCAGTTTAACCCCATACCAGTCATTTTAGCCTTGGTTATTAGTCGCGTTATTTCTCCTTTCGCAAATGATACTAAAATCTCTTCTTTACGGTCAACTGACATACTGCCTAATATTTCTACAGATTCACTATCTAAAGACTTTATTAATGCGCTTTCCTCGTTTCTATTAACCCAATAAACAGAAGTATTACCTTTTGCTAGTTGAATAGCCTTTTCGCATCTTTCTTTTATTGTGCTTTTCTCTTCGTGCTTTATTTCATTAAAGTTCTTTGCGACTGGTGTAAACATTTGTATTTGACCGTCAACATCTATTAACGAATTGTTTTTAACGACGTGTTTATTTACTATGAGTTCAGGAAGTATGTACCTCGTGTCATCAAAACCTAAGTCCGACGGCTTTTTAACCATTATCGACCATTGATTAACCCATGCAAAAAAATCTTTTTCAGCGTGTGGTTTAAGATAGTACTTTTCCCCTATGTTACGAGCGTTGCTGTCGGAGGTGTTATTATTGTTTTTAAAAAACTTACTAAGCATATCCATATAACCCATGTAACCGAGTGCCTCGCTACTTGTGCCTAGTTCTATAAAATCGTTAGGGCTTGGAGTTGCTGTAGATAAATAACGGTATTTTACTTTTTTAATAAAGCTAGTAATTTGATTTTTAATTTTACCGTCAAAGTTTTTTAAAATACTACTTTCGTCTAAAATAACCCCCTCAAAGTCTTCAGGCTTTAAATATTGTAATCTTTCATAATTACAAATAACTATTTTTTTAGTATGCTTTCCGTCTTTTGTCTGTTCGATATCGTCGGTAATATTCCTATCGATAGCTTCTTTTACAAACTGAAAACCAACCGCTAAAGGAGTTAATATTAATACTCTGCCATTTGTTTCATTTACAATATTTACAGCTATAGATAACTGTATTAAAGTTTTACCTAGTCCAGTATCAGCAAATACTGCCATTCTACCCTTTCTAACTGCTTTCTCTATTATTGCTTTTTGAAAGTCAAAAGCACAATCAGGAAAGTAATTAGGTTCAAAACCAAACTCTCCTATAAGGTGTTTTTTTTGGTTTAAAAATTGTTCATAGTTCATAATAAAATTGTTTTTTGTGTAAAAAAAAACCTCCGTAAATCCTTGAGGCTCTCACTTCTCAATTCATTACAGAGGTTAATTAAATCTCTTTGTCGCTTATTGTGAGAGCGCAACTTTTACAAATATAATACTTAATTTTTATTTTTCCATTTTCTATAAGCTTCTGCGCTTCTTTTTATTTCTTGTTTATTTACGTCAGATAAACGAAAATATCCTTTTAATACTTGTCTAGCCCAGTATCCTACGTCTATAACGTCTAACTCAGGTAGTTTAACTCTAGCAGTATCTTTGCTTATCTCTTTTAAATAGTTTGTTAAAGTTTGTCTAGCCATTGTTCATATATTTTAGTTGCTATTTGAGCAGTCATTATAGGGGGAACGCTCATACCTATTAAGTATTTCGGTTTTAATTTTAAAAAGTTGTAGTCTAGTGGATATGTACCTGCTTTGCAATATTCACTATCTGTTAATATTCGAGGTGTTTTATAATCATATAAATTACTTCCATTACTATTAGCTATAATTGTCGGGCATACTTTATTAGGGTGCATTTTTGAATCACCAAAATAGTGACCTTTAGGGTGGACTGTTCCAAAGTTTTTTCCCATTGAACACATACCCCAAAGCTCTAAAACATTTTTAGTTAATTTATTATTTAAACTAACATTTTCTCTAATTATTTTAAATAATATATTTTCCTCATTAAATTCTAATTCTAATTTAGGTACTTCTGTAAACATATCTTTTTGGTATAAAAAAGGTTCTGCAAGGTCTTTTCTTAAACAAACAAAAAACACTCTTTCACGTCTTTGAGGTACTCCCATTTTTGAAGCGTCTAATAACCAGTGCTGACAATAGTATCCAGCTTCATCAAAAGCATTGTATATTTTTTTAACGTATTCTTTAGCAGCTCCTAAAAGCAAACCTTTTACATTCTCAGCTACTACTACTTTTGGCTGTAATTCTTTTGCAAGGTCTATGAAGTCAAAAAACAAAGTATCTAAAACTTGTTCTGCTTGTCCTTCCCTAAACTTCTTATCTTTTCCCCAATCTTTCTCACGATTTCCCGCCATACTAAAGGATGAACAAGGTGGAGAACCATCCAAGATGTCCAAATTATAGAGTTCTTTAGGTAGGTCTTTACGATTTTTAAATGTTTGAATTGGCTCAAGGTATGAATATTTTGGATTGTGATTTACTCGATAGGCTTCTATCATTTTTGGGTCTATCTCGTTACAGCCTAACACGTCAAAACCAGCTAATTTGTACCCCATAGTAGAACCCCCACCACAAGCAAAGCAACTAAAAACAGTTCCTTTGTCTTTTGTAAAATTAGCGTCTTTTAAAGTCCATTCATAAGGAAATTTATGTTTCATAGTTCTTTTAAATCGTTTATAATTAAATTAAATATGTACTCGTATTCCTTTTTACTTTCTTTTTTTAAGTTCTCGTATTTCTCTTTTAAATAGGCTATCCTACCTGGTAAGTAACTTTCTTTAGCGGAGCTTTCAATATCTTCAAATAAAACTTTAATTTGTTCTCCGTTCATTAATTGTACTATGTAACCTATATGAGTTTTCCAGTCGCTGTAATAGTGAGCTACTACGTTGCCGTGTCCATGCTTTGTAGTTATTGCTTCGTTTACTCTTATATACTTTCTCATTGTCTTATTCTTAATTTTTTTAATTGAAACGAAACAGGCTTACAAAGTATTCTCTTATCTACGTGCACTTCTTTTGCTAACTCATAAACTCTAAGCAGTTGTTTATTATATCCAGCTATAGCATCGTCAACTTGTTTGCAGGCGTGTATTACGTCTGAGTGGTGTCTATTTAAAAAGCGTCCTATAGTTGCTATTATGTACCCTTTCTCTCTTAGTAAATACATTGCTACATATCTATAGTAAACTATTTCTCGTTTTCTATTTTTTTTCCTTAAGTCCTCTAATGTTACAGGAATAGCTTGTAAATATTCTATTATTTCTCTTTCCATTCTAGTTGTTTTTTTAGTTTAATTATTTCCTTGTTTTGCTCTTGAATAACTTGCTTATTCTTTTCGTTATAATAGCAAGCCATTATCGACGTAGTTATTAAAAGTCCTACTGCCATAAATATATTAGTGTATACAAATATTTTTTTCATTTTCTTTCAATTAGAATCATGTTAATTACTTCTTGTTTTTTCTTTTTTACGCTAAAGTGGTACTTAAGCGAGGAAACAGAACAGCCTACAAACTCTGCTACTTGTGTCATAGTTGAAAAGTATCTAGGCTCTGCCCCATGTTCTTTTATAATATACATAAGCTATCTAAAATATTAGTTTTAATTCCTTCTAAGTGTAAGCTGTCTATAGACCCTGTAATATCTAAGCCGAAAAACGTATCATTAAATATTTGTACGCTTTCTATCTCGATGTCTATCCAGTCCTCCATATAACCTACTTCAGGTTCTGCTTTGTTAAACTCGTAAGTGTAAAATACAGATACTTCTTTACTTAGTGAAAATTCTCTTGTCTCTTTCATGTTTATTTTTTTTCTATTAAAAACATCTCATTTGTATCTGTACACATAACAGTTTGAAAATTTCCACTTGCTACACCACATAAAATAAAATCCCCAGTTAATTCTCCGCTTATAGTTAAAGCTTTAAAGCGTTTATTAAAAGTAAAAAAAGCTTCGTTTTGTAATTTAATTGTTTCCATGTTTTTAAATTTTAATTAGTTAATACTTTTACAAATTTATATAACTTTTACATATCTGCAAACTTTTTTTAAACTTTTTTTAAACTTTTATTTATTTAAACTAAAAAAGCCCCTGAAAATCAAGGGCTTAATCAACCTAAAAAAATTTAACTATGAAAAAAGTTAAACAAACTTAATTAAATTCTTTAATATACCAAAAATATATTTTCGGCAAATTCCAATAACTAAGCCGAATATTAACCAGAATAGCCAAGAATAGCGTTTATTTTCGATTTTAGCCACTTTTATGTCTTTTTGGGCTTGTACCTTAGCTAAACTCTTTTCGTGCGCTAATTCGTCCTTAAAATAGCCTATTTGTAATTTATGCTTATTTACTACATGCTTTAAGCTATCTCTATACATTTTTCGCTCTTGTCTGCTTAGATATACTTTTTCGTATTTAGTAGTAGTTTCTATTTCTCGTATTGTATCTACCCTTAGTACTTCGTCTGTAATAGTGTCTTTAACTTCTACTAGTTTAATAGTTTCTTTTACTATCTCTTCTTTTTTAGGCTTGTACCCCTTTTTTATAGCTTTGCCTAAATGGTGCTCCATTGAACAGCCTACTAAAACGAGGAATATTAGTAAATATCTCATAATTTAAGTAGTTTAATTATTTCTTTAGTCTCTATTTCTGCTAGTGTTATTATAGCCTCTTCTTTATTTTCTACGTCGTACTCAAATAAATGTAAATAGTGATGTATGCATTCATGAAAAACTAAACAAGTAGCCTCTACTAAGTCTGTACATCGCATTCTATTAATAAAAATAAACCTTCTATCGTTATATTTGTATTCTCCTTTTTTCTTTGGTACAAAGTTAGAAAGCCCAGCTATATAAGCGTTTGTTTCGTCGTTAATATGAGCTTTACAGTCTTTAGCTTTTAGCCCATGTAACTCTTCTACTTCGTAATATTCAAAAAGTTCGTTAGGGTCGTGACTTATTAGTAAGTCGTAGCTTTTTCTTTTATATACTATCATATCGGAAATTTATAGCTATCTATTGAGCTTATAGTTCTGAAAGCGTCATCTATTTTCTTTCTTTTACAATTAAACTCTACTATTCTACCGCCTAAAGTTTTAGGAGGTGCGCCTCTTTCAACGTGCCAGCCACCTAGTCCACTATTGTACTCCTCTTTGTAAGTTCCTGTTATTGCTAAGTGTATTTCTTTAAGTTGTACTTCGTAAATTCCGTTAATTATTTTTAAGTTCTCTATACTGTCAGTCCTGGAACTGTTTTCGTGAATGTGCCCCATTGAGAATAAGTCAAAGTCTGAATACATTGAAACTGCTCTAGTTAAATTAATAGCTCCGCGTGTCACTGGACCTCCGCCTCCGCTACCATGAAAATATTTGTGTTTAAATACTTTTTTAGTGTTACAACCTAGTGCAAATTCATATATCATCCAGCCACCATAACCGCCAGTATATACATTCGCTTTGTAGGTTAAATTAAACAAGTCAACAAAACGCTGTAAAACGTCTGTTTCCTGATACTTAATAATAGCAGTCTCATGATTTCCGTATCCAATAACAGTTAAAATGTCTTTGTAAGGCTTAAACCACTCTACAGCAGTTTCAACAATACTATCTAAATAACGTGAGTTGTTATGCTCGGGTCTTATGTCGCTTTTGTTTCCTCGTCTGTCTCCTTTGCCTTGCATAAGGCAGAACATATCTCCGTTAATATGAACAGGAATATTATTTTCTAAGCAATAGTCTAAATTTTTTTTTAATAGTTCTCTATCGCATTTAGGGTTGTCCCAGTGTAAGTCTGAGAGTAAAGCTACTTTATTATTTTCTTTGTCTAAATATAGCTTATGAATATTTTTACCTAGTCTTTCTAGTTTCATATCGTCTAATTGTATTTAATACTGCTAGTGCTACGTTTATTTTATACTCCCAGTGTCTTAGAAGTCTTACTTCATCAGGGTTAGTATGGAACGCTGTTTCTATTAGTATTGCTGGGCACGAACTACGTTTGATAACGTAAAAGTTCGCTTTTTTATGTCCTCTATTACGTTGGTCTTTAACTAGCTTAAAATACTCTTCTAACCATATATTCGCTAACAGCTCGCTATTCTTACTAGAACCGTTGCAAGTAAATACTTCATGCCCGTTTGCTGAGGTGTTACTATGTCCGTTTGAGTGTACGCTAATTAAGACGCTTTCTTTCTCTTTAGCTAGTTGGTTAATTCTTTGAACTCTATCTTTTAAA